CTTCATCTAGCACTAATGCACCTGCTATGTCCGTTAAAGCTGATTCATTAACACCAAGTGTCAAAGGCTTAATTAATGTCATGCCAACAATTCTTGGCAGCTCCTGTGCAGGTACTTCCTGTATACTGTACTTATAAAATCCTTTAATCTCAAAGTCAAGGACAAGCATTCTGTTGAATCCTACTGCATCAGGAGTTGTTGCTGCTGCTGCATCCCTATAACCCCAGAATATTTTTCGTTGCTCTGGGATATATATACCTACTGCATCTCTACGACTTGCTGCACTAATGTTAATGTAGAAAGTTTGAATAGTCTTTTGAGTGATACTAGTAGGACTAACATCCCCTAAGTCTGTAGTAGATAATTGCATTATACCATCAATACCAAAGTACATAATGACACCTTCTGCCTCTACCACACTACTTGCACTTAAAACCCCAGCTGAACTTACCTTGCTGAGTTTGATGTTAGTAGCTGACATGCCGCTGCCATCTGCACCAGTAATAAACCATACTCCATTAGTTGCCATAACTACTATACCACTTCCAAACTCTCGCAGGGTCAGTATTTCCCCTACACCCGGCATAGGGAGGAATCCTCCATCAGTGTCTATTAAGTCATTAATCTCATCAGCTGTAGGGTCTGCTTCTTGAAAACACTTACCTATTCTGTCTTTTGTAATTAATTGTTGACTGTAGAAAATACCACTTATCCTCTGAGTAGCAGTAGGTGTTGAGTAGAATGCACGTCCTTGATGAAATGCAACTGCGGATGGGCGTGTAGCATAAGTCCGACTCCCTGTACCCGGACACCCCAGAGCTGCATCTAAGTCCTGTGCAAATGCCTCAAGAATAAAGTGACCTTTAGGAGCTGGAGTATTCCCCAAGAAATCACCACGGATAAAGCTACCATCAAATTCTAAAGCTCCATCAGGATTTGTCACTATACCCACTGTCATAATATCAGAGTTACTTGGCCAAAGATTACCTCCAGCCGCATTGAGTCCGTTATTGATTAAGTCTCTAAAAATTTGACTGTTTGTACCAAAACCTGATGGCTCCCCTGAGAAGAGAGGTTCTGTACCTGACCTAGCTTCATTACATAAATCAACACTTGATGCTACTTGACCAAATTTCTTAATATTAGTATCAGTCCAGCCTTGGTTACGCAGGTTGTAATAATGATTACGTGATAACGTTGCAGGGCGTTCATCGACAAGGAGTTCATCATCTATTCCTTTAAAATCTCTAATCTTTATATCTATTTGTGTTGCAGTGAACGTAGTAACACCATCAAATTCTATACGCACAGGATTCATGAATTTACCCACAACAAGCAAATCACCAAGTCCTGATGCTACTTCAACTTTGCTTGTTTGTAACTTGGCTACATCAACAGCGAATGGAGTTAAGTCTATCTCTCCTAGTAGGTTGGCAGATATTGCACCAAACTGTGCAAACATCTGCAAGGTTACACCTACTTGGAATACTACTATGTTTAAAGTTCCTGAGTTGCCTACAAACTCCCATAGGTGATTTGATAATCCGATTGTATCTATCTCAGACTCATTTACAACACCCGATGCTATTGCACTCAATTGGAACTGTGGCTCCAAATCAATACCGGGGCGGCGGCGAACACTACCATCAGCATCAATGATACAGTTATCAATATCAATAGCTGCTTCCTGTGGGAAGGCTACTGGAGTGAACTCTGTAACAAAGCCTCTAGTTACTTGTATCTTGGAGTCTACACCTTTTCTTCTAGCCATGCTTTATCTCCTAACCTGATGCTCTTGCTGTGAGGTTTGCAACCTGCACATCTATGTTGCCTGTGCTGCTGTTGTTGGCTACAGCTAATTCTATGGTATCACCTAAGGTTAAATCTACCAGTGCTTGTGAGGATACAGTTGCAGGGGTTGCTGTCTCTGTGAAGCTTGATGACTTAGCTAATGGTGTACCATTCTTGGACACACGCATCTCAAGTACATCAGTACCACCTGCTGTCTTCTCAATAGTAGCCACTCCTGATACTAGGAACGATGCATCCACTTCACTAATATAAGTTAACTTACCTGCGGCATCTGTTGTAAATCTACTAGCAACGTCACTTGTCCAACCAGCTCCATCAATAACTACGAATACACTCTGAGTTGTAATAGTTACAGTTTGAGTTGCAGTGATGAATGTATCTGCTGCTTTAAAGCTGTCAACTACTCCAGAGTTATTTTCAAATTCCCACCTGATGTCTGAGTTAACTATCCCGCTTAGTGCTGTCATGTCAGGGTCAAACTCACAGCTTGATACTACAGCCAGTTTATTAGCTACTACGTTAGCACTTGCTGCTGCACCACTAAGGGCTATAGCTCCTGCTGGACCATCGAATATCACATCATCAATTTCCAGAGTAGAGCAAGCTATACTATTAAATTCAAAACATTTAAAGGTTGCAGAGGTAGTGAGAGTTCTTAATTTTTCACATGAGAATATTGCCACTTGTGCTGTACCCAGCAATTCTATGCCTTGGTCCATGTTGAGTAATGCACACCGACTAAATACTAAACCTTGTATATCTGTGAACTCGCCCAATTGTGCTGCATTATCTAATTTAGTATTATCAAAACGTATAATACCAGTGCCACCTGCTGCTGAGAATTCCAACAGCATACCGTTTGGACAATCTAAGTGTGCTTGGTCTACTTGGAAATTAACATCTGTTCCTGAGAACATACTCCCTGTCCCAGTGTACGCTAATAGCGGTCCTTCAGTCCCGTTACAAGTTATCCTGTTGTTAGCTCCTGCTACAAATCTGTCAGCTGTTGATAAGGGAGTACCGATTGCATAACAGATATTATCTTCTAAAGTTATAATCCCCCCTGATGGGGTAGGGAAATCTGACATTGCATTGATATATTTTACATTGTCAGGTTTGAATTTAGTAAAGTCTCCAGAGCCTGCTCCATCTGATATGTACACTAGACCAGCTGCCGCTGCTGCCATGTCTTTGGGTTCATGCAGGTTTGTGCCTGTTAAATCCTTATGTTGTGCCATTTGTATTTCTCCAATAAAAAAGGGGAACCTCGAAAGGCTCCCCAATTTACTTTAGTTCAAGCCGGGATTAAGTATCCTGACTTTCTGCTCTGTCTACTAGCGGAGCGTACACAACTTCCAGTACTGCTTTACCTGCGGTAAAAGTACCAGTGGCTGCAATAACCACCTGAGAAGCTTCTGTGCCTACACCAGCTGTGTTGGCAACTAATGCACCGTCACATAATACAGTCTCACCGATTGCATCAATAGCAGTTAGTGCGATGGCGGCATCGATACCGTCTGCATCTACTACTGTGCCATCTGGCTCAACAAGACCGATGTTATAAGAAGTACCACCAGCAAAAGCTGTGACAACTCGTAACGTGGCCGAGGTGATGTGAGCATTACCGGGAATACGAAGGATAGCTTCATCCAAACCGTTAACAGGTAAGTCATCGAAGTTGAATACGATGTGCTGTACTACGTGGCCTTCGTGAGTTACATGTTCCGATGGTAATACGTTTTCAATATCACGGGTCGCATAGTGGGTAGCAGCACGACGCTTATTACCTGCTGTTGGACCTGCTGTGATTGAGATTCTAGTCATTATTTACTCCTATACTACTTGGTCAGTATCAGTACCGATAACAACTAAGTTTTCGTCCCGTACCAAACCAGTACCCCAACGGGCAGTTGTTTGTGTTTGAAGCTCATGTACCTTGTTGTCCATTTCTGAAATCAACTTAGGGCGACGACGCCATGCTAGTACGTAAGGCAAGATGCCCGGACGTGCTAATGACATGAACTGGTTAGCCACACCTTGGGTAGTAGTTAGACCACCAATAGTTTCATTCATTGTTGGAAGCAAGTTAGACTCGAATACATCAAAGCCATAAACATTTCGGATAAACCGGAAGTTCTGAGCAATGCCTGATTCGATAATACCTTCCCATTTAGGGTTGTTACTTACGTTGCTTAACTGAGTGTTAGTCTCCAATGCGAACGCGACTGATGGGTCAACGATGGCGATTAGATTGGTACGAGGAACCTTGGCTTTCTGCAAAGAGAAACCAGCAAACGCGAAGTCTGTAGTTGCCATAGTTTCGTTAGTACCTGTACCGATTTTACGGTGAGCTACATTGTTAATAAGGTTAGCATCGTTCACGCCTGCAAACTGCTGCATAGCTAAGGCTAAGGTGTCAGTTTCAAAACGCTCCATGATTGCTTGTGCTTGCTCTACTGGTACAGCTGATAGTAAATCATTGCCCCACATAGAGTCTTCTAATAACACTTCTGAGATAGCGTTAGCCGCTACTACTGGCGCGTTCATGGTGATAGTTACTTCACCAGTATCGAGCGCATCAAATGTTACTTCTGAACCTTCAGGTAGGTCGCGCACTAAAGGCGTACCGATTGAAGGCATAGTGAATGCTGAACCGTCTGGGAAATCTACTTGACGTAGGAATGGCATGCCTAAAAGATTTTCGTGTAGAATTTCTTCTAGCTGTGCTTGCCATAGTTCCGAACGGATAATGCTGCCACTGTTGCCAGTTGTATTACCTGCCATAATTTTTAATTCCTATTTAAAATATTCTGTGCCACCTAGTTTGGTGAGCATCTCATTTTCAAGTGCAATCTTCTCGTATCGAGATAGTTTGCCTTCTGCAAATTGCTTATTAATCGCAGTCTGATTCATAACGCCACCTTGTACTTGGGTGAGGTCAGTGTTATGACTGGATTGAGGTAAACCTGAGTTGTTGTTTGCGGCAGGTCGTGCGTCGGCAACAAGTTTCATAACAGCTGCTGGTGATTTTTTGGCGAGGGATTCTAAATCAAGTCCCATCTCCTTACCAACTGCTTGATATACGTCTAATGCTTTATCACCATAAATCTTAGCTAAGTCATCAATGACCTTAACTACATTGGCATCCTCTGCCTGAGTTACGGTATTTGCATCGCGTGTCGCAAGTGCTGCTGTGATTTGTTCGGCTACAGTAGGTTCATCCGAGCCAGCGGGTTTCTGCTGGTCGGCAGGAAGCTGATTACCATCGGTTGGAGGCTGCTGTTGTCCTTTAAGAGCTGCAAGGATATCGTCTATCCCTTTAGCCTGAGTAGAGGTGTCACGGAAACCCGCGTTCTCTTTTTCGATTTGCGAAATGTGCAGTTGTCCATTCAACATGCCTTTGGCCATTTCTTCCACTGTGGCATACTTAGCGCCATCACCTACAAGATGTTTTAAGGCATCTTCTCCAGTAACTTCACTAATCTGTTGGTCTTGTTTTCCTGCAAGTATATCGTCAATCTTTCCCATTATATTAATCCTTCGTTTGGTCAACGTCAAGCTCTATATCTTTTTGTAATAAGAGCAGTAGTGTGTAGTGCGCTTCTCTTCGTGCTAAAAGTGCAGCTACTCTAAGTGCATTATCTCCGGGTTTGGAGTATAAGGCAGATGTGTTATTCAACTCAGTATCTATACCATCTACTACTTTAGCAAGGTACTTATTGATAATCTTAATTGCATCCGACCCTGCATCGAGGGTCAGTGCATATTGTCTTTCTTCTGCTGTAGTTAAATTCCTAAACTTCTTAACTAAGTGGTGCGCCTTCATCTTCTTCACCTTCTGGCATAGCATCAATTGCAGCATTAACCTCTGCACCTTGTTGTGCTTGGTTGGCAATCTTAGCTGTTGCTTGGTCCTCTTGGACTCCGATATTGGTTAAGAATATATTAAATGGCTTAAGGTCTGCAAGTTCCTCTATGGCTCTGAATAGTTGGACACGCGAAGTGTGTTGCTGAATCAGACCTAGTACATTAGGATTATTGAGCAGAGTAATTAAGTTCTGGAGGGCGTTAGCCTTCTCAGCAAATAATGAACTGCCTCTTGCACGAAGCTTACCACTGATGTTCAAGTCCTCTTTGTTAACACTTAAGAACTTCTGAATATCAAACTCCGTACCTTGGGTTGATACCATATCAGTCTCACCTATATTAGTTCTTCCTAACATAACAATGTCATTCAGAATAGGCTCTATAAAGTCTGCTTCAAAGTTACGAGTCTTCTCTCTAAAGATTCTATTGCCACCTTGGTCCAAGTGCTGTACTTCAAACTTGGTCTTCTCACCCGGTGTGCGGAAGCCTGATGCATTACGTGGACTGCCTGCCATCTCTTCCATAATCTGCATGGTGTTGTTAATCTGGAAGTCAGCATTTAGGATGGTAGCATCTGGTCGTAGATAAGTAACACTTCCTTGTTCATCTGTAACATAACGTCCACCAACTTCACCACGAATACCATAGAATTCTATATCACCAGACTCAACAACATCTGGATGTGCAATGCGGTCGAAGATGTCTGCTCTCATATTCTCAAGCTTATCTAACTTAAACTGCATACCAACTAGTCGTGCTAATGGAGACATGCCCATTAAGTTGTCTGGACGTTCTTCCCACGTAGTAAAGTAAATCTGTGCTGACCCATTAGCTGTGTCAATAGGCTTGGACTCAATAACTAATCGCCTGTCTGCCACAATTATCTTGTGATTGGGTAAAAACTCCCCAGTCTCTAGCGAGTACATATCACCATAGAACTCATGGACCTCTACTAAGTCACCATTGACATAGTTCAGCAAATCACCAAATCCATCCTTAGTTAAAGCTTCTCCTTTCCAATCTACGCCTTCTGGGGCTTTGATAATGCCAGAGGATTTAACCATGCGTTTAGTTCTGCGAATGTTCTCAAGTAACTCAGGAGTGAATGCTGTTTGAGTATCATCTGCTACTAGCCGAGCAATATCACCCAAGGTGTATACTTTACGTATAATCTTGACTGCTGCCTCAAAGCTTGTGGCTGTGACATCAAATGCTATATCCTGTGGGGCTATGCGCTCCAGCACTGGCCCTTGATAGGTTATGATAGGGTTGCTACTCTTATCGACTCCCATCTCTGTAACATAGCGTTGCTGTGCAAAACACACCCCTGTATACAACCAATCGTCCAAACATTTAGACAGTACTTTAACATAGTCCTTACGTTCTATTTTGGTGCGGGCATATGCCTGAACCATCTCCTTAGATTCCAAGGATGCAGCATCAACATCGAATGCTTGGAACTGCACCCAATCTGGTGTTGTAAATAGGTGGGCCTTATAGTTGGCCTTTAAGTTTGCTGCTATCTGCGACAACTTAGGAATGGTTGTGCTGTTGTTATAATTATTAAGACCAACTTCTGTGGTCCTCGTACTCGTTGCAAATTGATAATTACGTAGCTCCAGCATCTCTGCTTCCCACGAATTACGGGACAGCTTATATCTGGCCCACAGATTAATTATCTCATCTGCCATGACCTCAGGGGTCAGTGCTCTTAGCACACTTAGTGCATTAGTGCTCATTGAACACCTCCGAATCTTGAACTGAATTTAAGTCGTGACATTACCGACATACCACCAGCACCGTCCTCATCTTCTTGAGGTCTACGGGGCTTCTTAACATAATCTGCCGATAGGCATGAAGCTAGGGCATCTTTAATATCATCATGTTCTGGGTTGTCTAATAGTAACTCTTCTTCGAGTATACTACAAAGTCCACCTTTAAAGTGGTAAACCTTCTTGTCCTCATACTTAGGGTCAAGGGCTGCTGCCATTCTCTCTTCCTTGTCACCGTCATGACGTGTAGGACGGAACTCATGCACCTTGCAATGCATACCCTCATCTGAGATTAGTTCCTTCAGGGATTGGGCTATGACTACTTGTGCTACGGTCACTTCCGCTCTCAGTCGCGTGAACTCCCACTTGAGCAAGGTATTCATCAGATTGTCAAAGTATATCTTAATCCTCTTAGTCCTGAACCGAACAATGTCCAGAATGTAAACGTTGAACTCCCAGTCGATTCCTACCACGATGATAACCGTGTAATCTGAATCCATGTTAAGGCTGTACGCGAAATCCATTGCAGCATATACGTTAAGCTTGCGGTCTTTGTAATACCACTTGCCTTGACGCATCGCAATGTGCTCTTGCTTGTAATATACAAAGTTATCCCGGTTAATGTTCCTGTTATCCATATCATTAGGGTTGTTGTAATACTGTGCAAAGAATTGCAGAGCATCTTCATATTTTGCTTTCTTACGAGCCAGCTCAGACCAGTTAAATCCAAACATCTTGCCATCACTCTTACGAGCTGAACGAGGCCATAGGAAGTCACCATTGTTTTCAACTTGACGCTCATGGATGGCATAAACCATCTTGGTATCGAGTATGTCGCCAGTCTCTTCGTCATGGATACATTCCTCCATGTTCTTAAGCGTATTGTAGTGGTCCTTGGGATGGTAACGCGTACCAACGGCACACTCCACACCACCCGTAGTAAGTACAGAGGCTAGTTGTGAACATGCCTGAGAAACCTTCTTACGACCATCTGCGGTGTATGCATTCTGAGGTACAACCACATCATCCTTTGCCAAAAACCCGCAGTGCCAGCCAGTGGTGTTAGTTGTCAATCCCGCGATTGCAACAGTAGGGTCCCGCACACCCTCTTTCTCCCTAGAAGGGTGGTCAACACTTATGCCTGTGGTATTCCACATAGCTCGTTTACCTTTGTTAGGGTGAATCATATTAGGGGATAGTATTTGGAAGAACTTGCTTTCCATGATTTGTTGTATGTCAACTAGCTGTCGTTCCGCTAACTCAGAAGTAGCAGAGGTGTAAACGATAGTAATTGTTGGGTCACGATATATTTCCCATGCACATCTCACTGCGAGACAGTGACTCTTTTGGTGGTCACGAGGCAATAAGGCAAGAGTATTATCTATGTCCATTGTTTCAGAGCTTTGCCAGAAGTCGAACAGGTCTCTATGGCAGTCGCCATAAACCCTATGTGGCTCTACTACACAAGCAAACTTCCACAACGAATGAAGACACTCCAACTGGAGTGCCTCTACCTTTAGCTCTCTGACCGTTTTAGCTCTTTGCTTGGCCATCGAATAGTTTTCCTATTAAGTGTTTAATTTCTGTGGTGTCTTCCTTGATTCTATCCACACTTTGAAGTACAGGGACTAGATGCAACTCAATCATCTTGATAGTCTCCTGCTTGTCGTAATACTCTTTCTGCATGCTATCAAGTCTCTTGTTGGTTGTTCTGTTCAGGTTAAATAACCATCCGATTGGTATACTAAAAACTACGCCCACTATTGTTGCTATTGTTAGGGGTTCCATTATTAATCTCCATTAGCATCTTTGCTTCGACCGAGCATTGCATCTAACTCTTCGTCGCCAGTGCTACCCATACGTTTGCCACCTTTCTCAGGACGACCCATAGCCTTCTTGGTCGCATTTGCATTAGCAAACAGTGTGCGAGCTGCTGTGACATTGCCACACTCAGCAAGCGTGACAAGGATACTCCGGGCTATCGCCTCATCCCTGATATTCCGTTCTTCTTCCCAACGCTCGATATCGTCATGGAACCAAGAACATCTCTTAAGTTTTTTCCAGTGAGGGTAGCTGCCAAGGATGGCAATTGCTGCCTCATATTCACTATCACATCGCATGTAGATTTGATACATGGACTTGTACATGTGACCTTCAGGGTCTATAAAGTCTTGATACCTAAGGGTATATGGGGCTTTGTCTGTTACTGTAGTTTGATATCGGTACTCATAGAATAGAGCTTTAGTTGTTTTGCAAAACCGTTCAGGGATTGGCATGTTGTACTGGTTGCAGGGCAAGAGCTGTTCCTTGAGGGATTGCTTTTTCGGCTCCTCATCAGGGTCAGCAACTTCATCCCATTCATCTTTAGTACTCATTAAGAATCCCACCCGATGTTTCTTGTTAAGTGAGCATCATGATAGTCTGCATCTAGTAGAGGAGCTGTGCGAATGTATCGAGATAGATGACCCTTGCATCCCTTACATAGGCATGTACGGTTCTGCATATCATCACAGCGATACTGCTCAATGATATGTAAGTGACCACAGTCCATGCATTTGTATTCAAAGTCTAAGAGCATTTTGCAGCCCAAGTAATTAATTTTAAAACCCATGTTAGTACATCCCATTGTCACGAGCCTTGCCGCCGCCGAATAACCAAGTCATTACGAACCACGTTCTAGCTCTGAACCACCGACCCTCTGCTTTAAGGATGTCGGATAATATTGCTGATGCTTGCCAGTTATTGCAAGGTGTTCCATCATCGAATACACCATAATCACATAACACATCATGAACCCACCAACTAAGGGAATTAATATCCCTTGCGCCAGTGGCCCCATCACTTTCAAATCCTGCCTTTACTGTTACAAACTTATCATACCGCCAGCTGTAATAAGTAAATGCTGTCTTTCTAATATACATCATAAACTCCTTATAACAAGTTAACCCACAACTGCCTGTTAGCAGTACCTCCAACTGGAGGTGTGGCCTCTAAAGTTGTTAAAACTTCTATTCCCATCCTAGTTAAACGAAAGTCTCCAGCTATAACATTAGACAGTACCTCGACACCTACCCTTGTAATTCTTGAAACAGGAGAAGTAGTTAGATTTGTTAACGCCTCTAACCCCTCTCGCGTTACTCTGATATCAGTCATTATAAATGTCCTATGTTGTTATTTCTACACCAACTAAGACAGCATTAACTGTAGTCTCAGTCCAAGCTGATGCAGTGTTTGGGTCAAGTAAGAAAATATCATCTCTATAAGCATAAGTCTCACCAGTGGAGAATTCTGCACCATCACCTCTTGTTGCACCTGATTGAACATAAGGAGTTACAGCCTTAGCGCCTGCATCAGTTTTCCGTGCCTCAACAACTGTCTGTACTGCATGAATAGTAGTCGGAGATTCTGCTAGGTTGGCTACACTGAATTCGCTTTTAGCGTTAAGTGTTGCTGTGCTTATATAATCTGTGTCCCCATTAGAAGAACCCGGAATCGTGTCATCAATCATCTCAAAATCATTTGTACCTGAAGAACGTACCCAGTCTGTTTGTGCAGTGTCTGCATCTGGCATTAAGGTGTGAATCTTATGCTCACCTATTAATGGTTGTTGCGTTGAGGCATCAGACTGAAGCACTACATCATCAAATACATTAACACCAGAATTACCGTAAAACACTATAGAACTTGCAAGAGTACCGTCAATAAAATCACCTGTAGCTGTTACTGCTAATATACCATCAACATACACGTTAGTGGTCCCTGCTGCATTAATGTCTGCCTGTATTTCTATATGATGCCATGTTTGAGGGCTGAGTACAGGACCAGATATAGCTCTTACTATAAAATCCCCCAACAGCTCTATAGTTCCATTAGTCTGTGCTCTGATAAACATGTGAGATTGGATTATTGACGGTGCTGTAATTGGTATCAATACATCAGAAACTCCTGCTATAATAGTGTCAGTTGGGATAGCTGCTGCATTGTTTCTCCACCAGAAAGTGATAGTATTATGTCTTATAAATGTTTGAGAGAACGCTAACACATCATTAGCTGAGTTAGCTAAATCATAACCTCCACCACCAAATGTACCCTTGGCAGCACCCCAAGTGCCTTGAGCTGAGGCGAAACCTTTAGACAATAAGTCAGTATTACTACCGACTAAATCGAATCCTTCTATCTTTACTATTGCCATTATAATGTTCCTCTAATAGTAAATGAAATATCTGCAAGAGTTGCATCTGCTGTTCCCGGAGCAACTAATTGAAGTCTGTCTCCTGCGACAAATGCAGTACCTGTTGCAAAAGTGAATGTCGCTACTGCGGTAGCTGTTGCAAAATTTATGCTACCTACACTTGAGCCATTCTTTTGAATGTCTATTACCGCAGCACCAGTCGATACCACTTCTGCAAATGCTTCACTGTTTGTTAAGCCACTGGGTAATGTGAATCCTGTTGATACAACCATAGTCATTATCTTAGCAGAATCACCGGGGGCATCACCAAAGAAACCCGACACTTCAAGCTTAGTAACTTGGTTGGTCCCATTCACTATTGGGTTTACTGGGTCCGTGGCATCTACAGTAACATTAGTACCAGCTACTATACTGTCTACCTGACCACCAGCTGTAACATTAACAATAGGGTTTGCAGGGTCTGTGTTGTCGATTGTTGTGTTTGTGCCGCCTACTACTGATGCTACAACACCATCGGAGCCATCAGCTCCGTCACTACCATCTGTACCATTAGTGCCGTTAGTCCCATTTGTTCCATTAGTACCCGGTGTTCCGGGCTGACCTCTAGTGTCAGGGTCTTCTGATACGAAATCACTTCCTAATCTAGTCATGTTACACCACCAACTGGCGAATATGTATTGTCGCAGTCCCTGTGCCAGCGGTTACATTAACCCGTACCTTCTGCACTGGGAATATATAGTTCCCATCTGCTGATACTGTCTTTCCCGCATTATCGTTGTTGTCGATGAATACATCACCGCCTACGGAATGCTGAACCGTGTAGGTAACAGTACCTATCACATTAACTTGGTATGATACTCGGATGTCATTGGTATCCAAAATATCAATAGCATCAGAAGCACCTACACCTGTCTGTGCTTCAAACTTGTTCTTAATTGGCATCGTGTGCCTCCTATTCAATTGAATTGTCAGAGGGTATCATACCATCCTTATTGTATACGTGTACAGCACCTCCAGAGTTACAATCTCTAGTCATGGCATACTCAACAGCTGCTCTGGTAGTTAGACCTAAATCTATGCCTGCTACAGCCCAATCGCTGCCAGAGCCAATACCTTCAGTGTACTCTAGAGGGAGTGTTCTGATTCTGTGTTCTTCATTAGTATAGACTGTCCAGAAAGTACCGTCAGCTCGGATGACAAAGGCTACACATTCCAACTGATTCTCCAGAGTGTTGCCCACTTCAGCATGGACAAACTCTTCCATGTCAGAAATAGTGCCTGCTAGGAACCATCTGTCCCCATCAACTTCCCAACACTTGTCTGCTTCGTCAGTAACGATAAGGCCATTGCCTCCAGTTGCTCTACTATCACAGGCTATTTCCTGTGTTTCTGCACTGAATACGATAGTGGTCATTAAAAATAATTCCTATGTAATTTGTCTTTGTTTTAATAAAGTTATCAGATGTCAATACCTATTACCACTTCCAACTGAAAATAAATGATTTGCACAGGTACAATTTTAGAGTTATTGTTATTGAACTACTTCTCCACAGCCATCCGGCGATTGAGGATAGGACATGGTAATACATGCTACTTAACTACATGCTTAAACCAACCCCTTAAGGGTGTTGTTTAAAGAGTACTACCATTATTATATACTGCGATAGTTCCTATCTTGTATATAATGTAACATCATGGTTAGAACAATAACCCTGATAACAATTCTATTGCAACTTCCTCCTGATAATAATCATCCTGATAAATAATATATACACAACTCTAATAAGTATGAGATACTAAATATGTGGTCAGGAGATACAGTTCAGGTCTATGGTCCCTTGTTATAGCAAAGCAAGACTGCTTCCTGACACAGCTTGCTTTTGTTTGTATTAGAGCCGCAGTAATAGCGGCCCTGCTGCATAAGGGTATGTCAAGCTCTACCATATAACTCTTGTCTGGGCCTAAGACTTTAAATAATGCCACCGGGCTAAATACCCGGACCAATTTACCAGTGCGATTCGCTACCGCAGAGGTGTCGGAGATGAAAGCTCTCCATTGAAATATGCCTCGACTTCGGTCGGGGCTTTTCTTTTACTATTACTTGGAGATTAGGATGACCAATCCAATCACATTCACTAAACCTATGCTTGCTGTCGATGCCGACATGAGCAAAGTTTCCTACCCTATTATGTGCTTCCCAAAGATTGATGGCGTTCGCGGCATGGTCCGTGATGGCAAACTACTTGGACGTTCCCTCAAACAACATAAGAACTTATATGCTAATCACTGCTTTGGCAGAATACAACTAGACGGACTTGATGGTGAACTTGCTATCGCTGGTCAGAGCAGAAGTGCTAGCTTATGCCGGGACACCACCAGTGCTGTTAACCGTATCAAGGAGCAGCCTGACTTAACATTTCACTGCTTTGATTACCTCACTCCTGAGACTGTTAACTGTTCTTACCTTGAACGTTATGGCTACTTAAGAAATGTTGTTGAAAGACTTCCTTGTTCAGTCCAGTTAATTCCTTATGTATTATGCTTCACAGAAGAAGCAGTAATGGCATTGTATGCACAATACATTGAGGAAGGCTATGAAGGTGTCGTGCTGCGTGACCCTGAGGCTATTCATAAGAACGGGCGTAGTACTAGGACCCAAGCTGGCTACCTCCGCATTAAGCCTACAGGGGACGCTGAAGGTATAGTGGTTGGCTTTGATGAAGCCATGACCAACAACAATGAGCAGACATTAAATGAACTAGGGCAGCATGTTCGTAGCTCTCACAAAGCAAACAAAGTAGGCTCTGGTAAAATTGGAGCACTCTGGCTAGAACCTATCGAGGGTGGAGAGCGATTCAAGATTGGTGCAGGCTGTATGACTCATGAAGACCGGGAATATTACTTCCGTTACCCCGGCCTACTTAAAGGCAAGATAGCTAAATACAAATTCTTTGACCATGGTGCTAAAGATGCATTGCGGCATGGCAGATTCTTCTGCTTCCGGGCAGAGTCAGATATGGAGCAGTAAATGAATAAATATAAAGAAGCAGACCCAACTAACCCCACAGCACAATGGGATGCCTATTGCAGACAGAACCTTGCTAACAACACAAACCCTGCAATCAATGGTGATAACAAAAAGCCTGCCAAGGATATGGATAAGTTCTGGGCAGAGCAGCATAAGGACTTGATGACATGATTGATATGATTTCTTATGACCAAGCTATTATAGCTGGGGCAGAATACTTAGCAGAAGAACCTTGGGGTAAGACAAAGTACACAGCTGATGTAATAGCCCTAATGTTTCAGAAGAACAATGGCGAGGTATGGCTCGACCTCAAGGCTGAACGTAAAGAACAGAAGAAGGTGATGTAATGGAGATTATTATAATGGCAGTTGTATCTGTATGCTGTATAGCATTCTTTAGCATAAGACACTTGGCTATGAAGGGTGACTTACAAGAGGCATATGAGGCAGAAGCCAAGAGACTGCGTTGGGATTGTCACATAGAATCTGAACTGGAGCATGAACTTCAATGTTCTCAGAGAGCGCTGGAAACAGAACAATCTAAGGTTAGATGCTTATTAGAACAACGTATGCAACTCCAGAGTGACATCAACTGCTTCAGAGCAGAGCTAGGCTTAGGCCAACGTGCCAACAAATTTGATTGGGAGAATGTACGCTAATGAACCCCTTACAAACTATAGCTAACCTTCGATATAAGGCTGACAAGCTAGGTGTGAAACTAGAAGGCATATGGTTAAACGAAGAGGATACCAAGGAACTAGGGGACTTCCTATACAAAGTAGCTTGGGATAGTCCCTCTCTGTTTCAAATGACCATGTTCCAACAGGGCATCATTAATGAACCCTTCCTATTATTTGGAATAACAATACACTCCGTAAAAACTTCATAAAATTTATTAGCCCACTTCTTGGTGGGCTTTTTTCATGTCTGCTATACCATGTTGTACTGCTACTGAGTCTCTATGCACCCCCGTATGTGAAACATATTGGAGATATTATTAAGGTGCAGTTCCCAGCGAAGCTGGTGCATCAAGCCCCCTTGCACCCCTCGACATTTATTTCCTGTATGGAAGTCTAATGTCCATTCATGAAAGTAATAATGTACTCAGCAGTACTATATTCATACTGTGAATGCATATCATGATACATATTCATTTGGTGTATTACACTTATGTGTATCCCCCCACCATGAAAGAATGTATATTAGTAGCAGTTCAATTAGGTATTAATACATTAGCTATCATTAACATACGTAGTATCCGCGTGGAAATTTAGGCATAGTATTTGCATGGTGTTGTGTTGGCTTGAGGCCACTCCACTGTAATATAGATTGGCATGTATGTTGCATGGTGCATTGATTGGGGTATCGCAGGTGCTACTCTATGCAATATCTATACCACTATAGTTATGGCTTGGGGCCATGCAATATCAGTGCCATTGTGCAATGCAAGACTCGTGCCAGCTGGTGCTGTCAAGTTGGTATGGTTCTTGCCAATACTGTCAGTCTATCCAGTTACTGTATATCCATCCATCCTCCTAGTTATTCCCCTGTTCAATAGCATGCTCATCAATTAATTATCTATGCCTTGGCATGTTGTATTGATAGCCTGTTGGCTGTGTGCTTCTCTCGCTCATTTCTATAACTCTCGAACTATCACACTATTTCATACTTGGCACACTACTTGCTAGTGTGGCTAGGCATCTAACTGATGCATCTTGGCATGAGTATTGCAACGCGTGCGTATGCGTTCCTTATATAGCTACTACTGAAGAGGTTTGTCTAAGGCCATCTCTGTACTTACATTAGAAATACATATACTTAGCTGTATAGTGTCAGCTTTCTTTACACCTTGGTTGGTGTTAACTACATGTTATCCTTAAGGTTAGGGTGTTATGGCTATAAAGTGTCAGGTTTCGTTACACTGCTAAGTTGTTGATGTATATAGGCGCACTGTCAGGTTTCTTTACAGTTGGGTTATTGGCATGGTTCTGTTATACCCTGTTGTGTTAGTTATCATGCACTTAGCATGTTGGCATCAGTCCTGCAATAGTATTATCGTACAACGGAGAAAGGCAGTTAGGGAAAGCGGACAATATGTTCAGTCACTACCAATTAGCCTTATCACCAGTACATTGTATGACCTGTAAGTGGCTTGACTCCTACCACAGAGCGTCCAAGGTTAGTAGAACAACCTAATCGGATAGGTAGCCTTAACAGGCAGGGCAAAGTAGACCCAATAGGCTAGGAGCCACCAAGACTCTCGACGCAACATGTAGCGACACCGTACCAGCGGGACGACCTCTTAATAACAGGGAATACTGGCAACAACCGCCCATTGTAATGATGGGCAATTGATATACTCTCTTAATTCTACGTTATACTGACAAGGCGAATGATAGAGGGACACAGACTAGGCTGGCATGGCCTAGCCCTTGTGAGTGAGTATATCAATTACAATCCTATCAAGGGGAATGCATCATGCTTATACTATTAGCTTTGATGTTTAGCATTACATTACCAACAACTCTAATCACTTACTATTTGAGGTCACATCATGCGTATTAAAGAAACTGTATTAGTACCACGTGTAATATACACTGTGTTTGCTGTAATGCTGGCTTATGCCATATTGTCACCTGTATACAACAGTGTAAGCGGTGCAATCAATAGCCTAGCCGTGTTGATAGGTGGCTAGTAGGTTTGTTCGGGCGATATTCGCTACATTCATTAGAAATTAAATACATTGGAGGCTATCATGCCTAAATCAAAGTTTAGTGTTGATTCATTACTAGCTGGCACGTATACCGTGTTTATCAGTGCGGCTCACTCGTCATTTAGTGAAGGCTTTAGAGCACAAGAGAAGTTAATCAGTGATGTTAGCGCCTTGGGGCATTACTTCAAAGAGGTTGACGGAGTGTATAAAGGTGAGCATGAGAAGTCCCTAATGGTCAGCTGTAATGATGTGTTTGACCTGTTACAACTTCAGGCACTAGGGTATAAATACATGCAAGAGTGTATCATGATTATCGACCGTCAAGCTAATCGAGTACTACTGAACTACTCTGGTGATGGTCAAACCACTATCATTGGTTCTGAGCTGGTAGAACTAGCGGAAGAGGTAGCAAAAACCTACGACTCTTACAGCCTTATTGATGGTAAATATTGGGTGGTGATATGAATATGCCCCTAGTATTAATGTTAACAGTAGTAATCATAAGCATTTGGGGGAGCGTATAGCATGCCTAAAACCTTATTCAAGCATCACAATGCCATCGATATAAATGGCACTGTACCCGTCATATTTACGCCCTTTTACCAGTGGCTTTATATACAGCATCGCGGTGGCTATACATATCAGGGGCTAATACCTGCCCTTGACCATTATGTCAACTTAAGCATTAAGATTCATAAGCTTAACGAGCATCAACATGTGTGTTACCGTCATATAATGAACACATTTCACAGGTCATTAATATTATGCCCCTAGACGCTATTGAATTCATGCATGGGTATGGCTCGCTTGTCATGCTCGCACTCTTCACCCTCATTATGATTCTTATATTACCCAAGGATAAATCATGAAATATAATCAAATACATGACGTGCTAAACAATATAGTACCTGAACTTACCGACATAGTAGAGTGTGTTAATTATGGTGGTTGTGGCCATGTAGCCCTAGCTATGCATCGTGCCTTGAATGCTCACAATATCCCTAGTGAGATAGTGCTAGTTAACGCGCCATACAGTGAGCAGTGCGTTCAAGACCTTATCGAATACACTGGCAAAAGTAATCTCAATGATGCATATCATCACCTGTTTGATAATGAGTTAGATGATTGGGGTGATATACGTCGTGATACTCTTAACGGGCATGTGTGTGTCTTGTTTGATGGTAAGACGTACGACGGGGAGGGTAGAACACGCTACCAAGCCATTAGCGAACACATAACAGTACCAACTATGCAACGCTTTCTAACTATTGACAGCTGTTGGAATAGTACGTTTCGGAGTGCTAATCGTGGTACTAACGTCCCTATATTCTTACAGGAATTCTTTACTAGAGTATTCACTAAACACTTTGCCTAGCGGGTTTGTCGGCCCAATGCATTATACTTTTGG